AGATGAGTTGGAGTATTATTTAAAAATGAAGACGGTAATCTATATGTTGGACTACCAAGATTCGATTGTGAATGACCCCGCAGTTATGGACACATCGTTCACCGATGGACCTGAAGATTTTAATATTTTCATCAAGTTGGGAGAACAGACAATTTGTCATAGAGTTTTTAACGGAAAATTATTTCCACCAAAAGTTCGTTATACAGTTGACGTAAGACCAATTATTAAAGACGTTTTAAAATCTTTAACTGACATTTTTTCAGACAAAAAATTAAGTTTTAATTTTTAGACTTTAAGGTAAGTAAGTAAATATTTAATAAAACAAGGGGAGAGAAAACGCAATATGAATAAGAATTTTGATTACTTAGGGAACACATTTCAGCTACAACTTTTAAACCAAATTATTGTAGACAAAGAGTTCTCTACCACAATTATGGACGTAATTGAGAGCTCATATTTTGATAACAAATACTTTAAAATCATCTTACAGATGGTTAAGGAGTATCACAAAAAATATGAATCTACTCCCAACTTTGAAACTCTTGAGCAGATTGTTAAATCTGAAATAACTCAAGAACTTGTTGCCAAGATTGTCTTGGACACATTAAAACAAATCAAAGATGCTCCCGATGAGGGAACATTATTTGTTCAAGAAAAAGCCTTGAAATTCTGTAAACAACAAGAACTTCAAAAGGCAATGGACAGAGCCCAAAAAATTATTAATGAAGGGGATTTTGAATCTTATGATAAAGTTGAAGGACTTGTTCGTGAGGCATTACAGGTTGGAGAAAGAGACACGGGAATTACCGATATCTTCTCTAACTTGGATACAGTTTTGGATGAGGATTATAGACATCCAATTCCAATGGGAATACCAGGAATTGATAAATTGTTAAAAGGTGGTTTGGCAAAAGGTGAGATTGGTGTTATCCTTGCTCCAACTGGAGTTGGTAAGACAACAATCTTAACTAAGATTGCCAACACCGCATTTAACTTGGGTTATAACGTTCTTCAAATATTCTTTGAGGACAACCCGAAGATTGTTCAAAGAAAACATTTTACCCTTTGGACAGGAATTGCTCCCGATAACTTGGTTCAACATAAAGAAGAAGTTATGGGAAAAATTGAGCAAATCAAAGAGACAATGAAAAATGAATTGGTGTTAAAGAAATTACCATCGGATTCAATGACAATGTCTCAAATTAAAAACCAAGTAAGAAAAATGATTGCCGACGGAAACAAATTGGATTTGATTCTGTTAGATTATATTGATTGCGTGGTTCCAGAATCATCATCAAAAGATGAGTGGAAAGCGGAAGGTTCAGTTATGAGAGGGTTTGAAGCAATGTGTCACGAGTTATCGTTGGTAGGATGGACGGCAACACAAGGTAATAGGTCATCAATTTCATCAGAAGTTGTAACAACTGACCAAATGGGAGGGTCAATTAAAAAGGCTCAAGTAGGACACGTAATCATTTCCGTGGCAAAAACATTACAACAAAAAGAAATGAATCTGGCAACCATCGCAATTACCAAATCACGTATTGGTAAAGACGGAGTTGTGTTTGAAAACTGTAAATTTGATAACGAATTGTTGGAAATTGATACAGATAGTTCAGTTACCTTCTTAGGATTTGAAGGTCAACAAGAAGAAAGAAAACGTGACAGAGTAAAGGAATTACTCGAAAAAAGGAAATTAAGAGAACAACAACAATAAAATAAAAAAAAATAATAATTTAAATTAAAACTATGGACGCATCTCAAAAGATATTGTCTGACTTGACAGTCTACATGAAGTACGCAAAATTTCTCCCTGAATATAATAGGAGAGAAACGTGGGAAGAATTAGTAACACGTAATATGAACATGCACATTAAAAAGTACCCTGAATTAGGTGGGGAAATTGTTGAAGTATACAAATACGTTTACGATAAAAAAGTATTACCTTCGATGAGGTCAATGCAGTTTGGTGGTAAACCAATTGAAATAAGTCCAAACAGAATTTATAATTGTGCTTATTTACCAATCGACCACTTGGATGCTTTTTCTGAAGCAATGTTCTTATTATTAGGTGGTACTGGTGTGGGTTATTCAGTACAAAAACATCACGTAGAACAATTACCTGAAATTAGAAAACCAAACGCAAATAGAAAAAGAAGATTCTTAATTGGTGATTCAATCGAAGGATGGGCAGATGCGATTAAAGTTTTATTCAAGTCATACTTTGGTGACCAATTATCAACTCCTGAATTTGATTTCTCTGATATCAGAGCAAAAGGAGCTCAACTTGTAACATCAGGTGGTAAAGCACCAGGTCCTCAACCATTGAAAGATTGTCTTCACAAACTAAAAAGTATGTTGGAAGCAAAAGAAGATGGTGAAAAGTTATCTCCAATTGAAGTTCACGATATGGTTTGTCATATTGCTGACGCAGTACTTGCAGGTGGAATTAGAAGAGCGGCACTTATTTCGTTATTCTCGGCTGATGACCAAGAAATGATTTCTTGTAAGGCAGGTTCTTGGTGGGAACAAAATCCACAACGTGGTAGAGCTAATAACTCAGCAGCGTTGTTAAGACACAAAATTACAAAAGAATTCTTTATGGATTTATGGAAACGTGTTGAAGCATCAGGAGCAGGTGAACCTGGTATCTATTTCACAAACGATAAAGATTGGGGAACTAACCCTTGTTGTGAAATCGCACTTCGTCCAAACCAATTCTGTAACTTATGTGAGGTAAATGTTTCTGATATTGAATCACAAGAAGATTTAAATGGTCGTGTTAAAGCGGCAGCGTTCATCGGAACATTACAGGCGGGTTATACTAATTTCCATTATCTTCGTGATATTTGGAAAAGAACAACTGAGAAAGATGCCTTAATTGGTGTATCTATGACAGGTATTGGTTCAGGTGTTGTATTAGGTTATAATATGAAAGAAGCTGCTAAGATTGTTAAAGAAGAAAATGTAAGAATTGCTACCTTAATTGGAATTAACAAATCAGCAAGAACAACAACGGTTAAACCTGCGGGAACGACATCGTTAACATTAGGAACATCATCAGGTATTCATGCTTGGCATAATGATTATTACGTTCGTCGTATTCGTGTTGGAAAGAATGAAGCAATTTACAAATACTTATCTGAAAATCACCCTGAGTTAGTTGAAGATGAATATTTCCGTCCACACGATACAGCGGTAATTTCAGTTCCACAAAAAGCACCAGAAGGCTCTATCTTAAGAACTGAAAGTCCGTTCCAATTATTGGAACGTGTTAAGAAAATTACTCAAGAATGGGTTAAACCTGGGCACAGAACTGGTTCAAATACACATAACGTATCTGCAACAATTAGTTTAAAACCTGAAGATTGGGAATTAGCTGGTGAGTGGATGTGGAACAACAGAGAATTTTACAATGGACTATCTGTACTTCCGCACTCCGAACATAGTTATAAACAAGCTCCATTTGAGGATTGTACCAAAGAAGAATTTGAACAAATGTTTACAAAATTACATTCAATTAACTTAAAAAATGTTGTTGAAATGAGTGACGAAACAGATTTAAGTGGTGAGTTGGCTTGTACTGGTGGGGCTTGTGAAATCAAATAATATTATTTAAATTAAAATATAACTACGAAAGGTGAGTAATTAGTTTTTACTCACCTTTCGTGTATTTATGTATATGGGAAAAAAAGGTCAAACAAAATACGAAGGAAGTTTTAATAAGAATCAAATGTTTAATAAATGGTTGGTGATTGATGATAAGGTAGTTATGATGAGAGAAGCACGACTTTTATGTAGATGTACCGAATGTAATATCACTGAAAAATACGTACCGATAATTCAATTAATAACAAATGTGTCAAAAAGATGCTCAGTATGTGGATACTCAAGAAAGTTAAGTGACAATCCTGCATGGAAAGGATATAAAGAAATCCCATACGCTTGGTTTAGTAAATATTTTGAAAGACATAATAAAAAAAGAACAGGAAATATTTCAATAGAAAATGTTTATGATATGTGGATTAAACAAAATAAAAAATGTTCGTTATCGGGATTAAATATTGACTTTATTAAAAAAGAAAATGGGGTGAGTGCCTCAATTGATAGAATTGATTCTAAAAAAGAATATGTTATTGATAACATTCAATTAGTTCATAAGGATGTTAATCTTATGAAGAATCATTTTAATCAAGAGTACTTTTTAGATATTTGTGAAAAAATAGTAAATGGGAGAAAAAAAATATCCTAAACTTCTCCCTTCTGATTTTTACTACGATAAGTTTGGTAATATGGTTTTTACAGAAGAATACCATA